ATTTGATAATTTTTTTAATTTTAAAATTAATTGATTCATTTTAATATCCTAAAAAGTTGCAATATTATTCGCTACAATAGTAGAAGCTAAAGCAGTTCTAATAGCTTGAGTTACATCTACAGAAATTTCACCTCCTGTTTCGTTTGCAAAGAATGTTAATGTTGTTGATCTTGTTTTTGTAGTTGATGGATTTGGTCCAACAATTAAATCAAATTTACCAGTACCAACAACAGCAATTGATCCAGGATCTGTAGAAATAGCTGGTTGTTGTTGTAAAGCTGTACCAGCTGCTGGTGATAACGTTCCAAATGCATCACTTTGTAATATCGCAGTATATCCTAATGTTTGATTTGCATTTGGATAATTTGATGTTGCAATGTTAAATGTAATTGTTCCTCCATCTCCATTGACTGTTCCTGGAGCTAACGGAGTTAAAGATACTTTTGGTATATACTGAGCGTTATTTCCTGGCAATGATAATAATTTATATCGTAAAGCTTTAGTTTGTTCTGGAATAGCTTCTGTTACTGGCATATTTTCTATTACAGATCCATAAAACGCAGTACCTCTAGTATCTGCAGGATTCCATAACGTATAATCTATTTCATCATCTCCTAACGCAAATTGTGTAATATTAAACGCATTAGCTCCTTGTGCTAATAATTCACGTCCTTTATTTGTTAATATTGCATCAACCGTTATTGATGTATTATCTAAATATCCCATGTTTATATCCTTTATTTCTAATAAATATCATAATCAAAAATTTTTAGTAGTTATTTCTATTTGATCTATTATTTCTATTTGATCTATTATTTCTATTTGATCTATTATTTGTTGTTTCACTATTTCTTGTATTTGTTCTTGTTGGTTCACTACTACTTGTATTTGACCTTGAAGTTTGATTAGATCTTGTTGTTTCACTATTTCTTGTATTTGTTCTTGAAGTTTGATTAGATCTTGTTGTTTCACCACTTCTTGTTGTTTCACCACTTCTTGTATTTGTTCTTGTTGTATTACCTCTTCTTGTTACAGGTTTAGTATTTTCTGTTTTTCCACCTTGCCCTCTATTAATTGGTTTTGTAGTTGGCGGTTTTTTAATAGGTGTCTCTTCACCACGTTTATAAATACTACCTCCAGGTTTAACTGGATTATTTTTTATAGTTTCAATTGTAGGATCATTTTTACTAATTATTACTTCTGGATCTTCTTTTATTATTATTTCACCATCATTATCACCACTAAATATTTTATCAGTATTTCCTTCGCCTGTGCGCAATTTACTAGTTTCAACTTTAGTTTTACTTATAACCGGAGCTCCGTCTGGAAAATTTTGTGTTGGAATATTAATTCCAGGACCAGTTAATTTACATCCATTATATCTATGATTTATTGCACCTAGAGAAGCTTCTGCAGAAATATTTGCATTAATATTATGACCTAATGCTGAACTATTTGCTACATACATGTTTCTAATAGCTAATGATCCAGATGTATTATTAACTTTTGCATTGAAATCAGGAGATGTATTAGGTAATAAAGAAGTAAATGTGTTATTAATAGATCTTATAACTGGAGGAATGTCATCAATTGATGAAGAATATGTATTATTTTTATATTGTACAGGTTTACTAAAAACTGAATCTTTACTTCGTTCTAGTAAATTAGGTTGTATTAATAATCCTTTTATTTTATCAACACGAGCTGGTATTAATTGATCTAATTGCCTAAAGAATGATAAATCAAATAATGAAAATAATTCAATAAATGCATTAATATCATTTTTACTACTGTATTTTTTCCAATATGATGCAGCTAATTGTATTAATTCTGGATATGATTTTTTATTCATATCTTCTGGATCGCCAATAAACTGATCTAATCTTTGATATCCTAATTGTGCTATAATATCTTCATCTATCATTGTTTGAGGAGAATAATATACTCCTAATTTATTTAAATCCAATGGAGCCGTATCATATTTAGCTAATGAAGCTCTATTAGTGCTACTCAAATTATCAGTTAATGTATATGGTTCTATACGAATTTTATTATCATCAAAGGTTCCAGCTCCTATAGAAATACCATCATAATAATATGTTTCTTCAATTGAATCATATGGATTATCAGAACTCCACCCAATAAATGATGCTGAAATACTAGAAGAAATTGGTTCTACTCCTCCCAAACTAGAAGTTATTGAATGATTTATATTTTCTGTTAATGGTAATCTAAATACTAATTCATCATATGCACTATTGTTTCCATCGTATGCAGAAGGAGCTTTTGTATGATTAGTAAATGGATCATCTTGCAAACTAGAAGTCCATAATCGTAGTTCTTGTAATTGTCCTTCTAATCTAGAACCGCCTGCAGTTCCTCCTATAGTCAATGTTCCAGTATTAGCAAAATTTGCTGTTGCTGAAGAAGAAACAGCAGCTACAATTTTTCCAAATTTTGATTTTTGTACTACTAATTCTAATGTTCCTAATGACCCACTTCTTAATATAGTATTTAAATATTCTCCATTATAACATTCAATTTGTTGTGTAGCACTTCCATTTATACTTAATGTACCTAATGTTCCACGTACAAAATCAATAGTAACATTATTAGATCCGATAGAATATAAGTTCATTGAACTTGGTACTGTAGGATTTTTTATTACATCATCTACTTTAAATCTTAATTCAACTGAATTAATTGGTTGCTTATAATCTACTTGTACAATACCAGCACTATTATCTATTAAATCTAATGCATAATCAAAATTTAGTTTTTCGTATACTGGTTTTCTTGCAATTCTAGGACCGCCATATTCTTTTATTGTTATTAATGATTGTGGTACACCATAACATGCTAATAATGCTTGAATACTTCGTTTTGTTCCTTTTGACTTTAATAATGCTGGTATATTATTTACAATTCTACGCCATACTAAATAAGTCATTTCTCGGCCTGGTAATGAAGGTTCTCCAACAGTATTAGATCCAGTTAAAGGAGTTCCAGATTCGTCAGTGCCTAATATATATTCCCATAAATTTTGATATTGATGTCCATTTGTTAAAGTCCAACCAAATTGTTTTGCAACTGAATATAATAATTCATTTGGCATTCCAACTTGAGGATGTTCATCTCTATTATGTATTTTCATCATTTCTTTTGTATATGTATACAATAAGTCATAATGATGTCCTAACATATTTACAAATGTTTCTAACTGTTCATTTTTTTCATCTAATAAAATAAATTCTGGTACTGTTCTTGTTAAACGATTATTATTACGTTTATCATATAACGATGCAGAAGAATATGTTCCAGAATACCAATTTTCAAAATTGCTACTAGAAACAGAATACAATGTATATGGTCTATTCAAATTACCTTTTGGTACTGGTGTTATATAACTACCCGTTATGAATGATACATTCGGATCAATTAATGGAATATCATTAGTAAATAATCCTGATTCAGATTTGTAATATAAAAAGTTTTCAAAATGATCAAATGTTCCAATTAAGTTATCATGTAATGATTTAAAATCAGCTGCGTTTGTTGTAGATGTTCCTCCACTTAATGCAGAATTAGATGCAGATTGTTTTGTATAATATTCTAGAAGTTCTAATTTATATTTAAAATTTGATAATCGCTCTGTAGCTGAACTATAAAAAACAAAATTATTAAAATCAGTATAATCAATATTTAAATTTACTCCTGATAATGATCCTGAAAAATAAGTATCAATAATTTGCTGAGATGTTTGTAATGATGATCCTAATAAGTCATTCCAATTTTTTAATGTAGTTTCAGATGACATGAATGCATCATCATACGCTTGCCAATTAACACCTTGTAAAGTATTAAATTGCTCTATAATAGCTGCTGGTGTAATTGATACTGAATCTACATATGGTAATTTAAGTTCTTTGGATACCCAACATTTAAAATTCTTTTTAAACATTGAAGTGTCGACAGGATCTAATGTTTTGACAAATAAATATTTTCCTATAATAACACTATTAACAAAATGTATTGTTTGATTTTTTCCAAAG